TTTGATCTGAATAATCCTTACTACTAAACTGAACTACTTCTTTCCAACGCTGCAAATACTCTGTTGCACGAATTGAAAGAGCGGAGAGGTCAGAATTTAAAGTTGCATAACGATTATTAGTAGAGGTATTATTAGTAGTAACAGCAGTAGAAGAAGCAGAATTAAGAATAGAACCAACAGAACCAGAACCCGAAGTATAAGCAAAGACACGAGAAGGGGGGTCAGAAGGAGATAATACACCTGGCAAAACAGCTACCGAACCATACTGAGAAGAAGGAAGAATACCCATAAAATAGTCTTTCGGGTAATTTGCGTAACGCATCTTAAGCATATCAGCACATAATGTAACATAACTAGTACCTTGCCAATAATCCACATTATAAGCATAAGCTAGATGCTTCTCCCATTGAGAATTACTGAAGAAATCGAAATAAATCTTTTGGTAAGCAAGAATAGGAAGCATATTTACCGTCTGACTTACAGAGTACACAAGAGGGTTATTTCCGTCACTAAGATTGTCAAGACCTAAATACTTTTTAGTAATTGCATCCTTACCAGTATTAGACGTAGCAATCATAGAACCATAACCAAGTAGATCCAATAATTTACAAGCGCCATAAACATAGGGAAGACCAGCATCATCACGAGTATTAGTCTGATCTCCAGTATTTGCAGTAGATAATAGAATACTAAACTGAGACATAGTGGTATAAGGAACAGAACTTAATGCAGGAGTATTCTTATCACCACTAGCCGCGCTAGTTATATAATCCGTCATCTGGGTAAATGCCTGTGGAAGAGCACGAGAGATTAAGCGCAATGGTACAGCATAGAAATCATAATACTCCTTAATACGAGTATAAGCAGCCGTGTTAACAGGAACAGTACGAGTAAACCAATCAGAAGAAATCCGATATTTATTACCCGGGATAGCAATTTGCCAATAGCATGGCAAAATTTCACCGACCTTAGCGGTGAATAGCTTTTTCGAACTCAAGTCGAAAGACGAGCGATGAGTATTAATTTTAGCTCGATCTAAAGGATTAAAATCACTCATAATGTAATAAATTGAAAATTATAGAAATCAAACCATACGGTTAAAAATATTATTAGCATCATTCTGTTTCTTATGCTTATTCATATCACGACAGTATGTCGCACTACGGTACCGGAGTTGAGCAAGAAGTTGAACCGTTTCACTTGAAATATTCGACAAGACATCCGACTCGCACCCGTTCTGAGGCAACGCAAACATACAATCCGATATGTTCGGGTTCGCGGAACGTACGATGAATGAATCTCGTAAACTTTCATAATCTTTTTTCTTTTCATATTCTATGCCTGTTTTAATGATAAACATAATACGACCGGAATAAGCACTAATATCAGAACCGAAGAGAGGAAAATGCCAGTTACGGAAGAATTTATAGACATATAAAAACAGCCGATACAACTTATTAATATAAGATTCAATATCGACATCACTAGAACAGTTGACAAACCTAGTAAGACACCGAGCAGCATGTAATATAATTTTATCATCATCAGATAGAATCGAATTAACCTTAAGATATTGATAATAAACACGAACAAGACTCAAGATTGAACCTTGTTTATAGTCGATGAATCCGAACCTTGCAATTCTTGCTGGCGTCGAGTGTACAGCTCGAAGAATTCGAGCAATCGCAACACTATCGTCATTGCGAGCAGACGAGAATCGGGGGAGTAAGGTACGGATATACGACATGGGTGGAGTTGACCGAACACTGATACCGTTGAAATTATAGATTTTTCCGTTAACGACAGAATCGATTCTTTTCTCAATTTGCGCATAAGGGTTTTCGTCTTCAACGAAATCGCAGCCTTTTTCAAAAAATCCGACAGACGCTCGTGATCGGGGTCTAAATGCGCGGCATGACCGATATAGTAAGGGAGCAGAACACAAGCTGTTAACGTAACTCGCAACGTACGAACTAGCTCCACCAGCGGCACGTTGGAAATCTGAACGACCGAGGTTCCAACTCTTATCGTGACAGTATCGTAAAACCTTGGCGACTTCATCCGAGTTAGTGAATAATATGAGATGGAAATGCGGGCGGAAGTGGACGGGGCCGTACTCGCCCACAGCGTAGAAATGTAACGTTTCATAAGAACCTAATTTCTTAAATAAATGTTTACGTAAGCGTTTTATATAATTCTGAACATCAACATAGTTCAGGAAGGGTATAAGGTTATCAAGACCGTATTGTTCAGCAGCGGGATATGCCGAGTTATCCACGGACTGTGATTTACAGATAAAACTACGAATAGCATCCATACTAAGAAACCAATTATCCTTAACAGGAACATATTCCTTAATTTCACGGTCAAACGGCACTGTGCCTTGAACTTGCTCGAAGAATATATGATGAAGCGCGGAGTTATCATCACATTGATATTCGGAAACAGGGATATACTGATGATGTTCATAACCAAAATGATTATCTCCCGAAATACCTACAACGTCATCATAGTCACTACGGAGTACCTTACAACACATAAGGGGGAGATGTTCATTATCAAACGTTAAAGTAACAAAAAAAGAATGCTTAAAAGCACTTCCAGCGGTCTTCACACGCATAGACGCTTTTTGAGCACGCTTATGGATACAGTAATCGCATTGACCACAATCTACGGCAATACGCGCACCAGTGTACCTATTTGTAATAAATGAACGATGTTGACAATGATCAACCATTTTAAATAAATCGGGAGAAAACTTCATATAACCAAGAGCCTGTAACGGCAATAAATATAAAAATAAACAATAAAATCAATAAAATCAATCAAACGCCAATGGCACTAAGAATATAGCCTAGAGCAGCAGAAATAGCACCAATAACAATTTTCCAAATATTACTCTTATTCATGATTAGGAGATTTAAATAATTCAAATTTACGTGATAACTCAAAGAAATCAGATTCCTCTTGAATCGAATCAATAATAACGATACAACCAAATGAAGAAACTCGCTCAGCATAATCTCCAACACCATTGAGAGAATCGATAGTAAAAGGCGTAACAACATCACGACCAGTGTTTTTTTCCTTGACGGAAATAATAAATTTTTGCATAATTGTAAAATATTTAAAACGTTAATAATAATTGTAACTTCTACAGCGGACAAAAGTATGATTTTTTTTTCGTATTTCCAAAGAGTTTTTTAAATATTGTGGGGAAAGGACCATTGAAAGTATGGTGTGAGTTGTGCGTTTATGGACAAGGATCGGGAGAAACCGAGATGATAACTCGGGTTTTGCTTCGCACACAACTAGGGGCTTCGCTTAATTAACAAATCCTAGATCCATTACTAATAGATCCAGGAGAGAAGTGGATGTATACAAAGGTGTATAGGCACGGCAGATCAGATAGAATCTGCCTTTGCGCACCTTCGTGCTAAAATACCGAAGCGGAACGCTTCTCTAAGGAAGTCGCTCCGCTCCATATTTCGATCAGGCCCTACGCGGGCGGCGGGTGTATATCGCTCAAACGCCGCGATGGGCTTTTAGGCCTGAAGTATGCTATTAATTCTTTTCTGCATTACAAAGATACAAAATAGTTTTACTTACGGCCAATGCTATTGCCAACACCTTGAAATATACGAGTACCATAATCGAGAGCATTACGAAGCTCATAAGAATTAACATCTTTCTGTTTCTGTTTAGAACTCCATTTATAGTAATCACGAACAGCCTTTTCTTTAGAATACTCCATATTCTTAAGAACATTCACATTCTTAGAATCCCATAATGAACCTAAACCACGAGCACGATTAGACTGAATATTAGCATAGATAAGAGAATCAGCAGTCTGAGAAGCAATCTTATTATTAATACGAATACCATTGGTCTCAGCAGCAGTTTTTACAGCCTTAGCCATCTCAGTTTTATACTGAGCCTCTGTAAGAGAGCCTTGTGCATACAGATTAGCAAGCGTCTGACCTTTAATAAACAGATCAGCTTGCTGTTGCTCATCAAGATACTTATTAAGTATCTGTTGAGATTCAGAATCAAGCAGAATCTGTGCCTCTTGGGCCGATGTAAGACGACCGGCAAATTCCATATTTTTAAGTTCCTGATATTCCTTAGACTGATCCAATAATGCAGATCGGCGGCCAGTAGACGCAGTCCAATAACCCGACTGGCCAACACCAATATTGCGATAATTAGTGTCGCCAAGAATTTGTTGCATCTTATACGGAGTAAGGGCGGCATTCTGTTCGGCGTTAAGCATAGCAGCGCGAGCCTGAGCCATAGAAGCAAGAGCAGAGCCTACATCAGAAAAATCAGGGCGAAACGCTTGTAAACTAGGCATACCAGCAGCAGAAGCAACAGCACCACCTGAAGCAGGGGACTTAGAGCCAGCCAAAGCGGCAGAACCTTGAACAAACGGATTCAGACCACGAGAAATCATAGCATTAGGGGAGTTATAGGAATTATTCATTCCCCACATTTTCTCTTGCCAATCACGCTGAATCTGAGCCTGATGAGCATTAAATGCATTATTCTCACGATTAATATCGATACTAGTCTGATTCGTCTTGCTCTGAGAAGCAGATCCGATCGCATTACCAGCAAGAGAAGCGCCGGCAGCAATAATACCACCAAGAACAAGCGGAGCAATATGTTTTTCGGAGTGCCCCATTAAGGGGCTTTCTCCAATATCATAGAATCTCATTGAACAGAAGCGTCAGGGGCGGGCGATGGATCGGGCGCTGACTGTTGCTCTGCCAACATTGCTTCGGCATAAGCCGTTAACTCAGATTTTTCACTAGCCAATTGTTGCAAAACAGCTTGGCGTTCTGATATTGTCTGACAATGACGAGAAATAACACAAGCGAATCGCTCTTCATCGGTCATGCCATCCATAACAGTAGACTGGGTAGGATGCATTTGAGCAAGAATGTTCTGGACATTCATATCACCAAGTAAACGACGATACTTCTCCTGATGCAATAAGATTTGTGTCATATCGACCTGAATTAAATCACCATCAGGGGATTCGTCATACATAACTGAATCATAGACAGACTGTTGATAACACGGATGATCTTCAACAAGTTCAGGGACATAATCATCCTTAATAAAATCGGGATTTTTATAAGCAAAATCTCTCATAATAGACAAAAAATTAATAAGGTAAACCATTACGATCCAAGTTCTGTACAGCATACACTTGGAAATTAACATTGCACAATAATTGATCAAATGCAACAGAGCAATTAGTAACATCAACCTGGGGAACAAAGATAGAATTCAGCTGTTGAGGACGAACCTTCATTGACCGATAAGACCAAGCACCGGAAGAAGTTAACACCTGCCAACCATCAAGAGGAGCAACCCAAGACTGATAAGCAGCACCAGTACGGAATGCAGCATGGACCGTATCGATACTAGATTTCCACTGCCAATAGCGGAGATTATAACCAATGGATCCGGAAACAGAACGACCGGGGTTATTCTGTAAATTAAGAGCGGGGACAGCCTGCATACCAAGCTGATCGAACGCCGGCTGTGGGAAATCAGTAATAGCAGTTACAGTTAACTGAGGATTCTGACCTGTAAGGTTCCAGTCCAATAAAGGAACAGCATGATATACACACATAATCACTTGATGTTCAGCGCCACAATCGTAAGTAAGTGTATGTCCTGACTGGCTAGAAATACCCTTACCAGCAATAGACGCTTGAGAAGTATTAGTATCAAGATTAGTATTGACAACCTCATTGATATTGATCACATTAGACCAACCACCAATATAATGAGCATGGTTACCCATATATTCAGGAGCCTTAATGCCAAATTGGGCAGCCATTTGATCTGAATAATCCTTACTACTAAACTGAACTACTTCTTTCCAACGCTGGAGGTATTCAGTGGCACGGATTGAGAGGGCGGAAAGATCGGAATTCAATGCAGGAATACGAGGCGAAGAAGAAGTATTATTAACAATAACAGAGGAAGTACCTTGATTGTTAAGCAAAAAACCATTAGGGGAACCCGGAGCCACAATAATACCCGAAGTTTGAGTCTTATCAAACAGAGAGGGCAACACAGCTACCGAACCATACTGAGAAGAAGGAAGAATACCCATAAAATAGTCTTTCGGGTA